AGAATCGCAACCTCCAACAAACCATGGGCACGGGCATCATCGCTGCCCAGATGAACCGCCCAGCCTGATAGGACCAATACATGCAGCCCCAACAAATCGATGTAGAAGTGGACGTTGTCGATCCCCAGATGGAGATGGAGCGCACGCAGGAACGTCTGCAAGCGTTTGGCCAATCACTCTCATCTCAACGAGACGAATGGGTTCGTGCCCGCTACAGCTATGGGGTCGACAAGCGTTGGCTCGAAGACGAGGACCAGTACAACGCCAAGGACAACGTCAACAAGGCAGCCAGCCAGATGATGACCAGCGTTGAGCAGGGCTACCCGGTCACCACACAGAACGCCAAGCCCCATCGCTCGACCGTCTACATCGGCTTGACCAGACAGAAAACCAATGCAGCCGAGGCGCGCATCTCCGACATTCTGTTGCCCACCGACGACCGCAACTGGGGCATCAAGCCCACACCAAAACCCAAGCTCATGGCTATGAGCCGTGACACCCAGATGGCTGGCGACAAAGAGACTGGCCAGCCGCTGATGCACCCAGATACTGGCGAGCCCTTGGCCATGCGCGACATTGCGCGCGCGGCCATGAAGACGGCGCGCGAGAAGTCAGACGCTATGCAGCTGGAGATCGAAGACCAGCTGGTCGAGTGCGACTACAACGGCGAGCTGCGCAAAGTGATCCACAACTCAGCGCGCTTGGGCACCGGCGTGATCAAGGGACCGATCGTCACCAACCGCACTCGCAAAGCCTGGCAGCCATACAGGGACATGCAAGGCAACACGATCCACCAGCTGGACATCGTGAACGAAGTGACACCCGCGTCATTCAGCATTGACCCGCGCAATGTCTGGCCAGACCCGGGCTGTGGCGATTCAATCCACAACGGCAAAGGCGTGTACGAGCGCGAGCAAATGACCAGCCGCCAGGTACGTGACCTGGCCAAGCAGCCAGGGTTTATGAAGGACCAGCTTCGCAAGGTGCTGGAAGAAGGCCCAAAGAAGTCGGCCACCTTCCAGGAACTGAAGGACGAAGACCAGCGCGACATTGCGCGCGACGTGTACGAGATGTGGAGCTACTGGGGTGAAGTCGATCACGACGACCTGGAAGCCGCTGGCCTCAAGATGGGTGAGAAGGACGAGCTCCGCGCAGTCAGCGCATGCGTCGTGATGATCAACAGCACGATCGTTAAAGCGTTCCTTAACCCGTTGGAAGGTGGCGACCTGCCGTATGACTTCTACGTCTGGGAGCGCGTGTCTGACAGCGTGTGGGGTTATGGTATTCCCTACCTCATGCGCGCGCAGCAGAAGGTCCTCAACGCTGCATGGCGTCAGATGATGGACAACGCCGGTGTGTCCAGCGGGCCACAGATCATCGTCAAGGCCGGAGCCATCCAGCCGGCAGATAAGCAGTGGCAGATCAGCGCGCGCAAGATATGGTTTGCCACCGACGAGGTAGACGACGTGCGCAAAGCATTTACCGCAGTGGAATTCAACAGTCACCAGGTCGAGCTGTCAGGCATCATCAAGATGGCCATGGAGCTGGCCGACATGGAGACCGGCGTGCCGGTCATCATGCAAGGCGAGAAGGGCGCAGCACCTGACACTGTTGGCGGCATGCAGATGCTGATGAACAGCGCCAACGTGGTATTGCGCCGTTTGGTCAAACAGTTTGATGACATGGTCACCCGTCCGCACATCCGCCGATACTACGACTACAACATGATGTACAACGAGGACGAAGAGATCAAGGGCGACTTCAGCATCGACGCCCGGGGCTCATCGGCTTTGCTGATCCGCGACATCCAGAACCAGGCATTCCTGAACCTGCTGGCCGCTGGAGCAAACCCGGTGTACGGCGTGTACCTGGACACCCAAAAGCTATTCGAGAAGGCGTTACAAGCCCAGCACATCGATCCCAAAGAGGTGTTCAAGTCCGAGGACGAGCTGGAGAAAATCAAAGAGCAGCAGAAGAACCCACAGCAGGCAGCGCCCGATCCAGCCCTGGCCGTGGCCCAGCTGCGTGGCCAGATCGAGATGCAAAAAGCCCAGTCGCAAAACCAAGGCGACTTGGCCGAGTTGCAAGTACGCCAATCAATTGCCCGACAAGACGGCGAATTGCGCATGGCCGAGATGCAACTCACGCGCGAGATCGAGATGCTGAAGATGTCCAACACCCAGAACATCAGTCTTGAACAGATCAAAGCCAAGCTGGCCGATACGGCAATGCGCGAGCGTGGCAAGAAAGAACTGTACTCAGCAGAAGCGAACCTGAAAATGTCAACCGGTTCCGGCATTTAAACTCACTTAAAGGAAATCAACATGGCATCAATCAGCGCAACCGTCAGCCGCGACACAGCTCCCGGCGCAGTCATCGTCACCTGGGCATTGGGCAGTGCGGACAGCGGGCTGCCATATCAGCTCAGCTCAGCATCGGACCTAACGTGCCACACCTTTGGCACGTTTGGCTCAGCCACCATTACCTGGCAGGGATCGAGCGACGGCACCAACTGGCACCCAATGACCCAGAAGGGCGGCACGGCCAACATGGCCTACACCACCACGGGCAACCATTCACCCAACGAGATGCCCCCGTTCATCCGTGCGATTTCCGCAGGCGGTACGAGCACCGCGATCACGGCATCTTTGTGCATTTACCCACGTTGGTCCAAGAACCAATTTTGATCACTTGCGCACCACCCCCTGCCTGGCATAGAATCCGGGCAGGGACCTCGCGTCCAAAAATTACATAGCCAGGCAATGACCTGGCTTTTTTGATGGCATGAACGATTTCACAACTGATACCTGGCACAAACTGCGCAAATGGGCTGAAGCAGAGCTCGAACGCGCACGCGTGCGAAACGACGCCGTGGGTCTCTCCGAACACGACACGGCTGCGCTCAGGGGTGAGATCAGGATGCTCAAACGATTTCTCGACTTGCCGCAAGCGGCAACTCGGGGTGTAGTGGTTGAGCCGGACTAACAGTCCCGCACAACCTGTCTGAGTGACCGCCTTTGGGCGGTCTTTTTATTGGAGAGCGAAAAGTGGAACAACAACTATCCGAAGAGGAAACGCAGAAACTCTGGAACGAAGAAGCCGCAAAACTTGAAGCCAGTGAGCAATCACCCGCATTCGAGACCCAAGGCGTTGCGCCGGTAGACCCGCCGCAAGACCCTCAACCCCAGGACCCTGCGCCAGTTCAAGGACAAGAAGCTGATCCGCTGGCAGGATTACCAGAACCAGTGAGGCAGGCCCTAACCCGCATCACAGAACTGGAGACCGCCAACTCTCAACTGCTGCACCACGTAAAGACTGCCGAGGGTCGCGTGGCCGCGATGCAGCGTGAATTCCAGCAGGCACGTCAGGCCCAACAATCCGTTGGACCACAGGACGCGCCTTCGCAGGGAGACATAGCTGCCGCCGCCAAGAACCCCGAGAAGTGGGAGCAGCTCAAGCAAGATTTCCCGGAATGGGCCGGGGCGATGGAAGAGTACGTTGGAGCCAAGCTCAGCGGTATGCAAAGCGGTGTTCAGGCCAACCAGGTCGTTGAATACGTGCAAGCACAACAGGCTGAGCTTAGAAACCAAATGCAAGCTGCCATTGAAGAGGCCCGTGTCGAAGGCAAATACGAAGACTGGAAACAGACGATTAACACATCGGACTTTGCCCAGTGGTTCGCTATTCAGCCAAACGAGGTGAGAGCCTTGGCCGACAGTCCGCACGGCAGAGACGCGATCAAGATGTTGGACATGTTCAACAACGTGAGAGCACGACCTGCTTCGGAGATTAAGCAAGAGCGCGGAGCACGACTCGCCGCAGCCGCGACGACCCGACCTGGCCAGACACCGCCGCCCAAGACATTGGACGACTTGTCTCCAGAAGAACTTTGGAACTACGAGGCCAAGAAGCGCGAAGACCAAAAAGCGCGTCAAGGCTACTGAAAACTTTTTAAAGGAACCAAATCATGGCTATTCAAAATTACGGCACAGTTGCATCACGGAACTTGATCCGTGCCGCACAAGGCATGCTGGAACACGCCCAACCCATCACCGTCTTGGGCGACTTCGGTACTCAGCGCGAAATGCCGCAGAACTCGACAGACACCTTGGTGTTCCGTCGTACTCTGCCTTTCGGCGCATCTACAGCAGGCACCACAATCGAGAACTCCACTCGCTATGTTGGTACTCCTGACATCACCGCATCCAACTTTGTGTTGGCTGAAGGCGTGACTCCTAACTCCAACACCATCA